CCCAGTTGAACGGCAACAACGGATCTGCCACTAACTCAGATGATGTGAGTAAGCGGCAGAAGTCTAAGTCTCAGCCAAAGCGTAGTGCTGGACCAAAGACAAAGTCCGTTGCCAAGCAGCGCAAACCAAAGCCGCGGCAGGAAAAGGTTGTTGAAGCCTCTCTTGTCGCTCCTGTCCAGAACACAGTCTCTACTGTTGCTCCATACTATAAACCTTACACCCATGCCTCAGGGCGTGGTGTTAAGACTGCTTTCACCCTCGGTCATGTGGCTCCAGCAGGACCAACCTCCTCATCGGCTTATGTTGTCGGTGGTGTTGTTGCCTCCTGGCCTATTGACAAGAGTGTGACAGTTGGTGAGAGCATCGGGGATGATTTTGGAAATCACGAACGATTTAGAATCATGAGTGCGCGCTACCACTTCATTCCAGAAGTGGGCAGCACCATCAATGGTTCCATCGCCGTGATGTCTGATGCTGACACCACCGACATATTGCCAACTGGTGGCAATGCCGTTGTCAGTCAGTCTGTTCTTGACAATCATAAAGGCACCAAATTCCACACTCTCTGGAATGGTGCCTTTTCTGGTACCATGACCGTGAATAAAGAATGGCTCTTCACGGATGCAGAATTGATCACCCTTACCGCCTCCCGGCCGGTCGCGCCTTCTGGTGATCCTCGCTTGTATTCTGCAGGCACTGTAGCAATCCTTAATGGAGCTGGAATTCCTACCATCGCTCTTGCCCTTGGCCAGTTTTTAATTGAACTCGATGTCCAATTTCGTGATACACAACATTCCGATTTGGACAGGTTGGTTGTTTCAGCAAAAATCGTTTCTGGAACGGCGTTCGAGAACATGCCTGTCGCTGGGTTTAATCCCATCTTGCATGCGTTCGCCAACTCTATTGGGTACCCTCAGACCACTTCTTCTGGTGCCTATGAAATTTGCTACAACCCCCGATTGTTGAATCCTGCTTCTGGTTCCATGTTTTTGCCCTGTGGCATATATGGTATCAGAATCATTGTGGGAATGACTGGTACAGCCACGATCACTGCCTCCACCATAGCCGCCGCCATAACCGTCCTGAACGCTACGTTCTCTTCGGATGTGTTCGGCTCCCTTGACTATGCCTGGGCAAATCCTGAGTTTGTAAACCCGCCGACTACCACACCAACATGGTCATCCACGCTTATCTTGCATGGAAGAGTTCGTGTAACCCAGGTCTTGTTGGGCACGTATGCCACTGTGTTGCCACTGTTTAGTGCCATCACTGCATCTGTTGTTCCAACCATTCAGGGGTATCATATTTCAGTAATTCGTGAGCCCGACTTTCTGACTTTGCCCATAGCATCGCCTTTTCCGGCCGGCAATGCTAATGGATTTATAGGTGTGTCGAAACTCGTTCATGTCGTTGTCCACAATGCCGTCGTAGGCGTGGACCATCGGTTCATTCTGATGAAGGCCTCTGTCCTGTATTCGGCACAGGTGCGCGACGTGCTCGTGACCAAAGCCATTGAAAAAGGTTTCAGCACTATTTGTGCTGAGATTTTCACTGACACTGGGTTTGCTGAGTATGTTCGAACATTTGCGCCCGTTCTTGTTGACGGAAAAGAAGAAAAATCTTATCCTGAAAAACGGCCGCTCCCTTTGTCACCACCACCCGAAACAGTTGGCGGGTGGTTTTCCGTTCCATCGCGTCCGGCGCCGCGATGATGTCTTCTGCTAGCCTCTCCTGGATCGCGGAGTGCTGCCTTCCTTTCATGTTTGATGCTCATCATGATTTGTATGAGTATGAGTGATGTATCGTAAGCCTGGGCTTTGCTTCCGGGTGGTCGCACCTCTCACGCTCCTTCCAATCATGACTGCATCGCTGTCTGGTTGAATGCTCGACATCCCAACCTTCCAGATCCGATGAACAGCTGCTCGGATGGTCTATCGCACGACCTGTTAAACTGCC